GCGAGGAGTCACGGAGCCTGGAACGTGTTACCCGGAAAAACATAAAAGGAATATTTATGGGTAACCCCAAGCAAAAGAAAAAGAAGGGAAAATTCAGCTACCAGAACAAGGCCAAAATAAAAAAACTCTCCGCAAAGACAGGCGCTAAGGAAGGGAAAAACATTGACTTTGCTATTGTCGATGAAGTTCACGAAATGAAAGACGACGGACTGGTTATGCCGATCAAGCAATCTATGTCCACTAAGTTGGAACCACTTATGATCGAGATTACCACCGAAGGATTTACCGATGAAGGGTACCTTGACAACCGCTTATCCTACGCTCGCCGGGTACTGAAGGGGGAAATCGCAAATGATCGGCTGCTAGTCTGGCTTTATACTCAGGATTCTGAGGAGGAAGTTTGGCAGAATCGAAATAGTTGGGTTAAATCCAATCCGAATTTAGGTGTTAGTAAGAAATGGTCTTATCTTGACGGTCTAGTAGAGCAAGCAAAAACGGAAACCTCCGTCCGCGCCTATATGTTGGCCAAAGATTTTAATGTTAAACAAAACTCAGCAGCCGCCTGGCTAACCGAAGCAGATATAAATAATCCGGCTACGTTCGAACTGGATAGGTTTAGAGGTAAATACTACATTGGCTCGCTCGACTTCGCGGAGACGACCGACCTTTGTAATGCCAAGGCGCTGATTTATGACCGGGAAATAAATCAGGTCTGCACTATGACGATGTACTTTATTCCGGAAGATAAAGCCGATGCCATACTGGATGAACCGAATAGTCTCAATCCGGAAAAGAAAAATTATCGGGAATGGGCTAAAGCCGGACTAGTAACTATTTGTCCTGGTAGTGAGGTGGATCCGGCAGCAGTTGTGTCCTGGTATTATGGACTTTATAAGCAATACCAAATGACACCGTTTAAAATTGCCTATGATAACTGGCATGCCAAGGATTTTAAGCGCCTGGCGGCGGAGCATTTCGGCGAAGAAGTTTTAGAACGGATTAATATGGATTTTATGAGCATGTCCGGTCCAATGCGGATTATAGAATCGGACCTCAAGTCAAAGAAACTTAATTATAACAATCACCCTATTGATCGCTGGTGCCTTAAGAATACATCATTTAAAACTAATAACCTTGGCATGATTATGCCGGTGAAAAAATATGGGCAGAGCAAAAACCGGATTGACGGTGCGCTCGGCTTTATTATTGCCTATGCAGCGTATAGCCGGTTTAAGAATGAGTATATGAGTTTGGTTTAAAAATATGTAAATAAGTAAATAAGTAAATAGATTTATAAATTTGCATAATTTGTTTTAAATGGTAGAATAAACTAAGATGTTGAGATTTAATGACAAAATTGTGATAATAGAGCGGAATTATATATAGTTATTAACATTTGCGTTAATTATAGATAAAGTAAAGGGGAGATTTTATAAAAATGAATAAAAATTATTTATTGTCAATTTTAGTAGTGATCATAACACTTCTAATTGCTGGTTGTGGGGAAATGGATAAAGCCACAAAACTTATACAGCAAGGAGATTATTCTTATGCTAAGATGATTCTTTTTAATGATTATCAGGAGGCTAACATAAAAGCAATTGATGATGATCTAAAAAAGATAGGTAAGGCAATAGAACATAAACAAGGTATTTCTGAACCAGTAGGTATTAGAAAAGAGCCGGTAATAGTTTTATATAAATATGCAGACGCGAGGGATTCGGAAGCAAAGGGAAAAATCTATGAGGCAAGTGAAGCTATAAAGAACGTAAGTAATGATTATAAAGGTCCGTTAAGTAAAGAAATACTAGCCTATAAAGATGAGTTTTTATCTAAATATGCAAGCCAAATACAACAAGCAAGCGATGAAAAGGCAAAGGAAGAAAAAGATCAAAAAGAGACAGCAGAACAAGAAGCAAAAGAGCGAATTGACACGTGGAATAAAACAATCAATATTGGGGATTTAAAGGATCACGTTATTGATGTTTTAGGAAACCCAAAAGGAGTTAATACAATAACATATGAAAATGGGACAGCTGAACAACTGATTTACTCTAATAAATATGTTTATATAAAAAATGGACGAGTTACAGCAATACAAACTGAAAATTAATCGTGATTTTTTTAGACCTGTTATTTATTGCATAAATGTGATATGTAGCGGTCTTTTTTATGAGGAGGTGACAATTTGATATTTAACTACATAAAAGGCGTGCTCGATCGGTACCAAGCCAAGCGCCAAGCAAAACAGCTTATATCTTTATTAAATGATGGCCGCGCGATCTTCTCCAGCTTTGGAGAAGATATTTATTTGTCCGATTTCGTAAATAACTGTATTGACCGTATTGCCTCGGAAATCAGCAAAATTGATATAGTCTCCGTGGTCCAAAAGCCCGGTTCCATCCGGCAGCAGAATGATGAAATCACGCGCCTGTTTCGGTTTAAGCCGAACCCGTTGCAGACCACGAAAGACTTCCTTGCATCCTGTGAATGGCTTAGGCGAAAAGACTGCAATTGTTTTATATATCCTCAGTACGAAATTGTATATGACCAGGCGGGAAACCCATACAGGAACTATACTGCTTTTTATCCTTTACGCCCGACTCAAATTGAAATGGGGCTTGATGAGGGTGGAGCTGTTTGGGAAATAAAGTTTTACTGGCAGGATGGAACATCAGATATACTGCCTTATGAGGATATTGTCCATCTACGCTGGCGCCGCGGTAAGAATACTATAATTGGAGGCGGGGATGATTTTGGTCGCCCGGAAACTAAAAATTTATTGAGCGCAATAACCACATTGGATAAAGTGATGCAGGGATTGCCTAAGGCGTTGGAAGCCAGCCTTCAAATTAAGGGGATTTATTCAGCGAAAACCCTGGTAGATTCAGATAAGATAAAAACAGCTCGGGATAAATTTGAGTCTCATGTTTTGAGTAGCAAATCTGGAATTATTGCAGTTGATTTGGCGGGGGAATTCCAACCGGTTAATGTTAATCCACCGGAAATTAAAAGTGAGGTTATGAGTTTCTTAAAAGGGATCATCCGTGAACGGTATGGTATTTCGGAGGCTATTTTATTTGGCGATTACAATGATGATCAGCATGAATCGTTTTATCAGAACTGTGTTGAAGAATTTATTACGGAGTTTGAACAGGCGATGTCATGCTGTTTGTTTACCCAGCGTGAGCAGGATGTTGGGCATCGGATAAAATGCTACTATAGTCGGGTTGAATATCTGTCCATGCAAAATAAAATCGAGCTGGCTACGCTGGCGACTAATACAGGATTGCTAACCCTAAATGAAATTAACGATTTGTTTGGCTTTGAGCCGTTTGACGATGGAGATCGGCGGCTTCAGTCATTAAATTTTGTGAATACGCAAATCGTTGATAGCTATCAGTTAAAAACGGCGGGTACGGAGAAAACACCGCAAGGAGGTTCTGGTAGTGGGAAAAAAGTATGATGAATCCATGATATTAAAACGGAATTTTGAAGTAAAGGATTTTCGGGCGGTACCGGCTGCCGATGATAAACCAAAAATGTTGACGGGCCATCCCGCAGTGTTTGATCAAATGACATCCATTGGTGGATGGTATAACGAAATAATTGAGCGTGGTGCATTTGACGGAACGGACTTTGATGACGTTCTGTTTTTTGTTAACCATGATATGGGGAAGATTCCTTTGGCCAGAAGCCGCAGGAATAATTTAAACAGTACCATGCGGTTAGGACTCGACGATATTGGCTTATTTATTGAGGCAGAACTTGATACAGAGAACAACATGGAAGCTCGGCAGGTATATTCCAGCGTCGATCGCGGCGATATAACCGGCATGAGCTTTTGTTTTCGCGTTGCTGAAGACCAGTGGGAAGACCTTGATACTGATACACCGACCAGGCACATTTTAAAAATAGCCAAGGTCTTTGAAGTGTCAGCCGTAAATTGCCCGGCTTATGACACTACCGATATTAATGCCCGCGACAAGGCGGCGTTGGATAACGCTAAACGAGTATTGGATAATGCTCGGTCGCAGGAGTTGGACAACTCCAAGGAGATTGATATATATAAGCTTAAAAATCGAATTTTAGGAGGTTTGTAATTGTATGAAAGATAAATTGTTAAGGTTACTTAAGGCCAAAGAAGAGGCCCGGGCGGCATTGGTTGCCAAATCTGAAAAGAGCGAAGAGGTAGCCGAACTTAGGAGCATTCATGCGCAGATTGAAAGTATTAATACTGAAATTGCGGAGCTGCGGGGATTAATTGCGGAAGCTGAGACAGCGGAAAATCCTGCTGGTACCGATGACGGTCAAGAAGATAGAACTAAAGTAGTCAATGGCAAGCAACAGGAAAAACCTGCAGAAGCGCGGCAATTTACTCCCGGTAAGGGGTTTGAAAAAATCGACGGACAAAGTCCAGCCGAAGATCGTGCCGCCAAGGAGCTGGCTGATAAGGAAAAACGAGGCAAAGACCTAATGGAAGGTCGGTCGGTAACGGTAGCAAGCTCTAGTATTGTATTGCCGGCACAAACATCCAGTACTATTAACCCAACCTTTAATGTGGTTTCAAGCCTGGTTGATCGTGTTGATACGCTGATGCTAAAAGGCGGAGAATCATTTAGTCAGCCATATGAAAAAGATACGCCAGTTGGTGGTTATACCACTGAGGGGAGCGATTACAACGAGGCGGACGTAACTTTTGGATATGCCGACATTACTAAGGCCAAAATTACAGCATACTCCGAAACAACTGAAGAAATTCAAAAATTGCCGGCAACCGATTATGAAAGTGTTGTTATGAATGGGATTTCAAAGTCTGCCCGGAGGTATTTGGCGAAAGAAATTTTAGTTGGTACCGGGGCAACAAATCATTTGTCTGGTATTTTCTCAACTACCGCAACTGCGATTGAAACGGACACTGATATCGAGCTCTCCGCAATTAGTAATACAACACTAAGCGAAATTATGTTCACCTTTGGTGGCGATGAGGACGTTGAAGACCAGGCAGTCTTAATTTTGAATAAAGTTGATCTTAAGGCTTTCAGTCAGCTTCGGACAACTGATGGTAAGCCTTTCCACACTATTATTACTCATGGCAACACTGGCACGATCGATGGAGTTCCTTATATCATCAACAGCGCATGCTATGCGGTTAGTGCGTCAGCGACTGCTTCAGCTGCGTATTGTATGGCATATGGGCCATTGTCAAATTACAAGCTGGTTATTTTCTCCGATCTCGATGTTCGTAAATCAGATGATTACAAATTTAAGACCGGACAAATCGCTCACCGGGGTAGCGTGTTTGCTGGCGGTAACGTAGTTTCCTATAATGGGTTCCTGCGGGTGAAGAAAGCGACAACTACAACAACCTGATAATTGTAATGAAGTTTGGGGGCTCGATATTATCGCTGCCCCTCATATATTATTGAAAAATAACGCCGCCAGCAAGGAGTCGAAATTATGGAAGTTGATGAGTTAAAAGAATATCTTAAAGTTGATGGTAATGACCTGGATACGGTACTTGAAGGCTACATGGCAGCGGCTGAGACGTATTTAACAAACGCTGGTATTACTAAGGATTATACCAATGGCCTATATAAAACTGTGGTTACGGTGTTCTGTGGGACATTATTGGAGAATCCGAGCCTGATTGTTGCGGGCAAAGGTAGTTTAGATAGTCTTAGCATTACGTTGAATGCTCTTGTAGCTCAGTTGAGGTTCGCACAATGATGATTGGTAAACTTGATAAACGGATAACCATTACCCAACCCACGAAAACAGACGACGGCCAGGGTGGAAAGATAAAAACATGGACAACAGTAGCAACTGTATGGGCACAGTTTAAAATACCTAAGGTGACAACAGACGTAGCCACGGGTACGGTGTTAAGTGATTTAACTTGGGAGATCGGCATTAGGTATCGGACTGATATCCTGAAAGGCTGGAAAGTTAGTTATGGTATCCAGACATTTGAGGTTATGCATGTATATTCTTTGGACCGGGACAAGACTACTCTGATTTGTCGGGAAGTGGTTAAGTGAAAATCAACATATCCCGTGATATCGGGAGCGTAAGAAAAGTGTTGTCGCGATTTGAAAGCTATGATAGCACGACCCAAGACAAAATACGGGCTTCTGTTTTATCTTCGCTAAATAATATAAAAGCAGGAGCCAGAAGGCGGGTTCGTGTGCGGTCGGGTATGTTAATGAAAAATATAACCAGCACCTTTGATAGTAAAACGGCATCCGGTAAAGTTTCAGCAAAATCGCCGCATGCTCACCTTTTAGAATTTGGCGCAAAAGGTGTATTAGTAAGACCGAAAAATAAAAAAGCCCTGCATTTTAAAGGGGGCTATAGTGCTAAGGCTAATATTCCGGCTCGATCTGCCCGGCCATTTATGCGGCCAGCGTTTGAAGAAGAAAAACCAAGCCTGATAAAAAATGTCACTGAGGCGGTAAAACCA